TTTGAGTTAGTGGCTGCTGCCGCTAACACATCGGCGAACATAGCAGAGTCTTTCGCTTGTAAACCAAACGCAGATAAGCTATCAGTTACAATATCGGAAGTCATAGCCAAGTCTTCGCCTGATGCGGCTGCCAAGTTCATAATACCGGCGATACCGCCTATCATTTCATTAGTTTTCCAGCCAGCCATACCCATATATTTGAACGCTTGTGCAGATTCTAAGGCGCTGAATTTAGTATCCGCACCCATTTGAATTGCTTTTTCATTCAACTTTTGGAACTCGTCTGCCGTAGCACCTGAAATAGCTTTAACCGCTGACATTTCTTCTTCGAAGTCCGCATAGCCTTTTACGGCATCAAATATACCAAACCCAATGCCGGCCATACCGGCCATCTGCATTGTAGTTCCAAGCATAGCACCGCTAAGTTTATTTCCGGCAGTAGACATAGCACCGGCCATATTTTGCTTAACGTTAACTGTAGCTGTGTATACTTTACCTTTAAAAGTATTCAGTTCACTTTTAATCTTTTGGACTTTAGAAGTAGCTTCATCTTTTGCGTCAATTTTAACTTTGATATTGCTACCGGTACGCTTTAACTTTGACAATTCACTTTCGGCTTTTTTGGTTGCGTTTGCTATTCCTTGAACGGAGCTGACAGCACTACTCATGCTTCTATCAACACCGGTCATCGCAGGAGTAACAGCATTGGCAGATTTAGCTAGTTGTTGCGTTGATTGTTGCGCCTTTTTAACTGCATTCGTAAACCCTTTATCGTCAAGGTACAGTTCGACGCCTAAACGTTCTTTATTATCCACCTAATACCTCCCTTATAGCTAATTTAGCAACTTCCACACGTTCTTTCCTTTCCTTTTCCATAGCTACATGACAAAGGAGCTTTTCCATTAAGGACAAACTAAAAAAGTATTCAAACGTATGACCTTTTAAAACTAAGTAGGCGGCCGTAGCCGCCTCCCAGTCTTCTTCTATTACTTTTTTGCTTCGTCAAAAATAGCGTGGTCGAGTTTTTTGCCAACGCCTACAGATTCAATCAAAACTGTGCTAATAGCTTTAATTTCACCGAATTCGAATAACTTACCTACAATGTCCATAGGTTCGGCGCAATCATATGCTTTTTGCAAGTCCTTGTCTTTTAAATTAGGTTCAACGATACAGTTATAAACGATATATTCATCGTTATCACCATCTAAACCTAATGCTTCCGTCATAAGTGAAGTCGTAGGCTTTTTAGCTACAACTTCACCCAAGGATGTTTCGATTGTTAGTTTTTGACTTTTGCGTGCTTTAATTTCTTCACGTTTAGCAATTAATTCGTTAATAGATACAGACATTGTTACGTTCCTTTCAATTAATCAATAGATTCAATGTATTGTAAATCTTCCGGTGTAAAGCCGAATGGAATATCCGTTTCAACAACTTTACCTTTTTCGAAGTGTAAAGGAGTTAATTTGTTGAACCATACATTATCAATAGAAATGCGTTCCTTTTGGCCGTCTACTGCGTCAGGGTCGTCCAATAAGCCAGTAATTACGGAACGAGGGTCATGACCGGCGCTCCACGCTTCATGCAACTTGCGGAAGTTACGATTGATAACATTTTTAACTTTGAAAGAACCTTCGCCTTTAAGGGAAGTAACCTTGCTATCAACAGAGTTGCCAATGATAACGTCTTCACGTTGTGCTTCGATTGTACATTCGAAACTTTCAATTTCGAATACCAATTCGCCGTCGAGCCATACTTTACCGTGAGAGCCGTTCCAACGGCGACGGCCTCTATATTTAACATCTTCACTTGCACGAGCGAATGTTTGTAAATTAAATTCGAATTTTTTGTTTTTCATGTCGCTTCTACCTCCTATTACATTGTGAAATCGATTTTAAGGTCTTCCATAGCGTCAACGAATTTAACAGTACCAGCTAAGCCAAGTTCAGAACCTGTGTTATATTCGCGAATTTCCATAATAGACATTTTAGAAATGTCTTCACCTTTGATGATGGCATAGTCTTTTTGGAATTGTTCGTTAATATCAACTTTATTCTTAGCTCGATTGTCGAGTACGTTGCCAGCTAATTGACCGAAATAAACCATAATGGCTGCCACGAATAGCATTTTATGGTCGTAGTCGTTGATATATTTGCCAACGTAGTATTTTTTGAAAGTGTCGCGAATATCATCTGTTACCATGTCAACACCTTCGATGATTTTGATTTTACGGAATTCTTGACCTTTGTCAGTTGTGAATGTTTGCAAAGAGTTGCAAGCACGAGCAATTTTAACACCCTCACCGTCTTCTTCGTCGAATAAGTGTAATTCGCCTTTATCGATGCGGTCGGTTAAGTCTTCGTACACTTTAACGCTTTCAACTTCCGTTAATTTGTAATAAGTAGCAGAGCGGTCTAACGCCAAGCCAGCCAAGATACCAGCAATACGAGCAGTATATTCGATTGGAGTATACGTTTTATAAGTTGTTCGACCTTGTGTATCTTGACCGTTAGGCACTTTAATTTCTTCTGTGCAGAAGTTGATAACACCGTCATGGTCTGCTGCCACGCTACCTACTACCGCTTTAACAGTTTTACGACCATTGTTGCGTTCTGCTTTAATGTAGGACGCTAAATCTTGTTGGTCTTGAACTGTACCAGTAGGAGCGGCAATATAGTTAAAGCGAGTATGTTTTAACTGTTTTAATAATGTAGCTTGCGTATTTTTGGCGCCTTGTACAGTTGTTTTAGGTAATGTGTATACCAATACACGCAAAGGTGTTCCGTCCAAGCATTTTTTAATTAAATCAGTCGTAGCATCATCGAATGTTCTGTCAGGAATTTCGCTAATGTCGGAGATTTTGTACTTATTAGATACATCAGTCGTTTCACATTTTAAAATCAATGCTACAACGCCACGAGCGGAACGCTTGATAGCAGTTACGCCCTTTGTTTTAAAGTCGATTAAGACTTGCGGTAAACCGAATTTTTCTTGTTCGTTTGGCATTTGGTTATTCCTCCTCGGTTAAATTAGAGCCGTTAAGGCTAAATGAAAGAGTATTAACAAGCTCCCCACGAACAAAGTTAACTTCCTCGTCCGTGAAAGCGTCGTTAAACTCTAGATTAAAGATAAAGTGCAATACTTCATCTATGAATGTATGTTCAAAGTCGTTAATGGTGATATATCTATCATCGACTTTCAGTACAGGTCTAAAGATACATTCTAAGCTATCACTCATTTCGTATAAGTCCGCACGTTTAATGCGGTTGTTCTTATCTTCTATAGCTCGGAATGTAATATCGACTTGAACAGTCCTTTCGAAATAGTTGTAATCACCAACACCGCTATGAACAAACATTTCAATATAAAAATAAGGTGCATTTGACTTTTCAACGTTGTCAAAATACACCTTATAATTCGGATATTTGTTTTTCAAAAGGTCAACTAAGGCCTTTTGAATAGTTCTTAATTTAAGCATCTATCAAGTTCCTTAGTATCTTTCTTGTATCGTTTAAGAATTGACTTTTACGCTTAACTGTAGAGCGATGTAACATCTTATGCCCTTTCACAAAACCGCCTTTCGGTGTTCTATGTCCATATTCAACATGGTTAGCATATTCAGTATTGTTGTATACCTCAATGGAGTTATTTTGCGGTTCAGTACGCTTCCAAGCGTTACGAAGTGTACCAGTATCAACAGGAGTTTTCGCCTTTGTATCGGCGATTAGTAATTCCGCTTGTTGTTGTAAAAGTGTATCGATGTATTCAGGGTACAACGATAAAATCTTTTTCCACTTAAAATTTAACTCCATGAAGCCGTTAACTTTTGCTCCCATAGTTAAGCCTCATCATCACGAATTAACGTGATTTCCTGGTGCGTTGTGTACTTAAAAGGACTATCACATCGCATGATAAATGTTTGGCCTTGATGATTGATTGTAACAATATCATTCGCCATAACATCATAATCAACTGGCAAGGATAATCTTAATTTATCCTTTAATGTGAATACGCTGTCAGTATTAACACCATTCATGCTAGTCTGTCCAGTCTGCCCTAATTTGCAAGGAACATCAACATACACATCAACGACATCGAACACATCCGCCCCTATATCGTCCGTGGTGGCTTGTTGCCGTGAAATAATACATGTATCTTTGTACATAATATCTGCAAGCAGTTTTCCGTATGCATTAGCCATTCGACCACACCACTTTCCGATATAGATTTAACTTTGTACGAATGCTTTCAAAGTCCTTTTCACTAATACACCCAATAGGGGATATATCAGTTACCGCCCAGGTAAATTCAACGTCATTTTCTTTCAAAGACTTTAGCGGTCCATGTGTATCGCTGTATTTGTCTTTGATGTACTTTGTAGCTAATTCGGCAGCCGTATATACAAGCGTTCGAGGGAAGTTTGTCCTATGGCAGTAGTCCATACAATCAAGAACGAACTTTTCGGCGAACAGCGTTATATAATCGGCGCAATTAACTTCATTAAGACTATCAATCATAGATATTAAACGGTTAGTCGTTGATATAACCAACGCAACCGCTTCATCATATTCTAAATATTGAACGTTACCCAAAGTTAATCTCCTTTAATAATGGACGTGTTCCCACATGTCCTCGTCAAATTGTTCAAGCGGTTCATCGTTCGCAATAGCAGAGGCAAGCATTTTAGTGCTATCGTTCAATTCCTCGGTTGAAATATCACCAGGACTAAGTACGAATACTCTATCCAATGAACTTTCACCAAAGATTGATTTGTACGTTTCACACATGCTATTAAATTTCGTTAAAGCGTCGATAAACGCTTTATCTTTATCCGTCATAGTAACACTCCTATACAGTTAATAACATTCCAATAATGAAGTGTAGATACTCCTCATCGTCCTTTATAGTAGCCCAAATAGGTTTACCTGTTTTGTAGTCCCAGCCTTTATACTGACCGTTTTCGTTAGGTTCAAATATGCTTTCAAGCCCCATGCTTAAAACTTCGGTTCCACCAGTCGAATATGTTTTACCAATATAAGGACTGATGAAGTTATCCTTTTTAGCCATTTCTTTTCCATAACAACTCATATTAAAGATTTTATTTAACCGCTCCGCTTCCTCGCCTTTGGTTCGCATTTCTACGAACTCATTCGACAAACGACTTGCATCCTTGTTAAAGAATTCAACCATATGTCCTATTTCATGGAATGGAGTTGTTTGACGAACACCGTTCATATTAATTGTTATGTACTTTTCAGGGTTATCGATTTTAGCATATTTCAACGGCCGACCAGTAATGGCAGCTTCACCATAGAAATAACCACGCTTAACCTTGCGAGTGCTAATACATTTATTGTTATCCTTTAACATACGACCCCAGTCGCTCGGATATACATTAAACGCACCTTGTATCATGTCTTTATTTCTCTTAACGCTACCTTCCGCCCAGGAGTTATTAGGAATGTTATATCCAACTTCACGATATTGGGATACTACCTTTACCAATTCATCTTTATTACCTATTAAGTTAATAATATCATGTTTTTGGTTAGCTAACTTCCCAATATTAATCATGTCTTGCGGAGTTGCTTTAGACATGTCGAGCTTAGATATTTTGTCCTTTAAGTCAATCTCTTTAGGCTTAACTGGTTTCGGTTGTTTAGGTCGTTCGACCTTTTGTTCCTCTCGCCAATCGGCGAATATTTTTGTTTTATCAACATAAATTGCTTTCCATTCGTCATAGTTCATATTGCGTGGCACTTTTTGATATTGTACTCGCTCCCCTTTAGAAGTTGGTTCAGTTTTAGCAATACGAGAACCGCTAGTCGGTTTCTTATTACTAATAGCACCAGCAATCGTTGACCTACAACGAGGATGAAGCGGAGGAACGTTACTTCCTACTTCGGCTTCACTAATCGGATAAATATTATTATCGTGTTCCCTACACGTTGAGGATGTACGCTTATCCATTGTTGCGATGAATTGAAAGTATTCCATATTAGAGGAACGCAACGAGTCCAAGGTAGATTGATTATGAACGTAATTTAATTCCGTTCTAACCAGTCTTACAGCATCATTTTTAGATACTCCCATTCGCTCTTGCACTTCTTTCGCCAGTTTGTTTACTGATACACCGCGATGAACACCATTAACAACAGCATCTTGAATGGTACGAGCCAACTTTTCACCGTTGGCCCATATCCTTTCACTATAATTCTTGCCACTCCACGGAGTTCGCAAGACCTGTTCCACTTGTTTATTATCAACAACTACATTTAAAGGACCTTGTCCTTTCTTTGCCAATTCATAGGCAGAATGCAAGCGATTATCTTTGTATGCTTCTTTTAAAAAGGAGGACATGACATTGTCTGTATTTCGGTTTAACTTATCAATTTCAATAAGTGTATCGCTGTACAATTTATCTAGCCTTGAAATGCGCGAACGCATTGAAAGGGCATTTAGTTCAAGCATAATCTTAGGGTTGCCAGTCTTTTCAAAGTCTGCCAAGTACCCTTCGACGTCCTTTCGCCAAGTCCTAAATTCAGTTCCGTTGATTAGTTTACGAGCATCGGTCATGCTTATTTCGTTGTCAGTAGCGAACTTTCCATAAAGTTGTTCAATGTTTGCTTGTAGCCGTTGGGCGGACCTTTCATATTGAGCAGCCAGCTCTTTTTCGATTGTTTCACGGCTTTTTTTATTCCATTCATCTTCACGTTCAACAGCACGCCTAGCCCAATATGAATTAGTCCCCATAATTTACCCCTTAGCCTAATTTATGAACAAATTTAACAATGCGAATTTGTTTAGGTTCGTAAACACGTTCCCAGTTACCGCCGTCTTTCAATTCTGCACGAGATACGCTTTCAGCGTTGGTACGAGTTTTATTAGTCCATTTTACCCCACGAGGATGCAAGATGAACGCTTTACGAGAAATCAAGTAATCAATGCCGGAGCCTTTACGTTTATCACGGTCAACTTCCGCTGGAACCATACCAACAGGAGAACCTACACCATACGCAATCGCACCTTCACCGAACAAATAAGTTGTGTATTTGTCAGTTTCAACAGGGCAACCATCGTCAACAATTACACGACGGCCCATGTAGTAATCAAAGGAAGTCGCATCAGATTGACGGATAGTTTGAATTAAGTTCAATTTATCAAGATAAGATTTTGTAGCGGAGTGCATAACAACTGCTGTTAAAGAGTTACGAGCATCACCCATAAGTTGCATTGCGTCAATGAACGCTTCACCGGAGAATGCTGCGGCTTTGCCAGTTTTAGCAGAAATATCCAAGATATGGTCGGACATTGTAGTGGCAGCGAATACACCATTAAGGATATTAAGCAATTCTTTTTGGTGGTCTCTAGCCCAAAAACCAGCTACTAAATCACCAATAGCGGACATAGGGTCAGTTCCGGATAATTGAGCGGACAAATCACTTGCACCCCACATTTTCGCACGGCGAATAGTTGTGGAAGTGTCCATTTTAGAACTGATTTTGTCGGCAGTTAAATCAGTACCTTCCACCACGTTTTCAGAGTCGCCAGTCAAATCAGTGAAGAAAGGCATGTTATGAACTTGTGCTGGTTCAGATGCAAGCATGTCGAATTGGGCATCACGAGTTGCGATACCGGAAGAGAAAATAGCGGATAATTCGCTTGTACGGCGTGTTACATAATCAACGAATAGCGGTGTAGGGTTAATTACGTCTTTCAATGCAGTTGCTGCGAATGTTTGCAAGTTAAAAGTAAAGTTTTGATTTGGCATTATTAGTCCTCCTAATTTAAATCAAATTGTCAATAGATACACCGGCTTGTGCTGCAAGCGTTTTAGCTTGTGCAACGTCGGTTCTAATAAGTTCTGCTTGTTGCGTTAGATTGTAATGTTCCTTGCTGAAAGGGTTTACCTTAGGCGTACCTTCACCCTTGTTAGGGTCGTATTTGAATTTAGGTTCACCTTGTGGTTTAAACAAGAACGCTTTATTCTTTTGCAAGTCTTTTAGTTGTTCATCTAAACCAGTTACTTTGCCATCATCGCCGAGAATAAGTTTAGACTTATCAATCAAGTTAGCTACGAGCTCTGCATCTTGTGCGCTATCACCAATCGCTAATTGAACCGCGGTACTCAATTTAAGCGCTTTTAAATCTTCGGCAGCTTTTAAGGCATTAGCTTTATTGTCTGCTTGAAGTTTTGTAATTTGGTCTTTTAACGCTTGTACATCGCCTTCGCTATCCTTTAATGTTTTCAACTGTTTATCTCTATCGGCAACAGCAGTTTCTAAGGTTTTCTTTTCCGCGTTAACCTCATTAAAACGCGACTTTGGAACATATTCACCATCGAGAAATTCCTTGAATTGTTTAGTTGCGTCGTCGATTTTATCCTCCGCAATACCCAATTTTTCCAATAGTTCCTTGAATGTCATATGTTTTACTCCTTCCGGTTTTTACCGTGGTTTACCTGCCACGAATGAAAATATAAATACGATTATTCGTCATCGCTGTGGTCGTCGTCATGGTCGTCTATAGAGCCATCGTCATGACCTTTGCTATGCCAATCATCGTACATATCAGTATTATTTTGTGCTTCCTCTGTTTCGATTTGTTTCATTTCCTCGTTTACATCTTCCACGAATGGATGATGTGCAAGGATAGTTCGCTTAGATACAACGCCCATAGATTTTGAACACATGTCCACCAAGTCGCCGTCATTCTTAACGCTTGTTCTTGTCCATGTTTGGGTAATAGTAACATCGTTCGAACCATGTGCGGAACAGATAGCACGAATTAATTCATTAAAGCCTAGTTGGAATTCAGTTTCCATCATACCGGCTTTAAGTTCCAATAAAGTATATAAAAACTTCATTGCTTCACCGCTAGTACCATCCAAACCTTGTTGCTGAGGGTCTACCCCTTGTCCCATGTCAAAGATAGCTTTACGAGTAATATCAAGAAGTTCTTTGCGTGCTTCAATCGGAATGTCGATAGTTAGAGTTGAAATACCGCTTCTATCATCAGGACCAGTAGAGTCCATTTGAATTGCTTTGTATTTTTTCATGCCGTCCAAGAACTCGGCTAAATTTTCACCACCATAGTTAGTGAGTACATATATAACCTCCTGGACGTCCTCTAAATCATTTAAAAAACCGCTATAAGTTTTGTCGTACACATCGATTAATTCCTTAATACGTTTTAAATCAGTTGTATGACGTGCGTTGTTAGCGAACGCAATAAAAGGAACTTTTTCCATTTGATGCGGAATGGTATCAACGTTTACCGTAACACCGCTAGGGTCAATCATTATAAATGCTGTATAAGGTGATAATGTTTCGTAATCATCACCAGTTCGCATAGAAAACGCTTGTACTTCTTTGTCATTCCAATATTCGTACACCGTAATGTTTTCGCCTTCGTCGTTAATGTCTGCATATACACGCAACACGCCCTCTAGCTTTGTATTAATACGATTGTTATAGATTGGAATAATTTCATTAGCCGGTAATACCGCCCATTGAAAATCGTTGTTTTCATCTATCCAGTAATGAACCCAAGCGACGCCACCATTCGTAGCTTTAACGCATAAGTCCTTACATTTCTTTTCGTATGCATCACCCAATGTTTCAAGAATGTATTCATTTAACTTATCATCTTTTACATCATAAATAGGCGGTGCCGTAAACATATAAGCGGTCTTTTGGTCTACTAACAAAGGATAAAAGGAATACGCAATTCGGTTATCCGCCTGGTGCATAGGGTTAAAACTTTCTCCCTTTTGCCTTGCTTCCTCAACGTCCTTTGGTTTAGTCGGTAACAACTTAATGTCATTATTGACTTCATAATAGCGTTCCGCTGTTTGCATTTCGCTGATTACGTTTGCATGCCCTAAGGTATGCTTTTTAATTAACTTCTTAACTAATTCAAGCTCCAAACTTTCACCTCCTAAGTTAATAAGCGTACACCTTTTCGTCCGTCAAACTCTTCCATAGCATATCGCATGGCGTCCATTAAATGGTTAAAATCATCAATAGGCTTGTTTATAGGATTGTCGAATTTATCTTTATCCCATGTGTAATTGCTAATTTCAGTAATGAAATTAACGCACCTAGGATGAATAATAATTTTATAGTCCTGGATAATCGAAATGCCAGCACGAATTGAGTCAGGTCCTTTTTTGGCTGCCCTAATTCTCATAAGTCCACCTTTCCGCAAGTACGCAATCGATTTAGGTTCCGCACTATCCGCTTTAATTCGCTCCTTTGCATATCCCATTTCGGATACTTTTGACAAAATGTCTTCATTACTCATACCTTTTTCGTACATTTCATCAAAGACATATATTTCACGAGCAACTGTATCAACAAGGCCGCAGAATAATGTACTAGGGTCGTTTACATAACCAAAGTCCATACCAAAGGCGGAGCGTACATTTGGCCTATTAGATATTTCGTGTACATCAAAAACTCGTTCTTCCCAGTTTTCATACACTAGGCCTTCAACGATACCCCATTCACCAAGACCAGCAGTCCTATAGCGACGAGGGTTCTTTTTCATTTCCTCAAATAGCACTAAGTCCGCTTCGCTTAGGAACTCATTACACATATAATTCGTTGTCATAGACAATACGTTCGGACTAGGCGTATCGAAGAAGCGTTTTTTAAGCCAATGTCTATCAGACCAGGGGTTAAACGTTAATACGACTTGATGATACATTCCTTTTGGTAGCTGTCCACGAATACTTTCATCTAAGCGGTCGAACGCTTCCTCTGATGTTATTTCGTATGCTTCCTCTATCCATAACCTACACAGCGCCCCAACTTCAACGGTAATTGATGTTACTTTTAAAGGGTCGTCTAAACCTCTGAATAATATCTTTTGTCCAGTTGGTTTATAGGTAATTTCTAAAGGTGATGTACTGCACTTAAAAAAGTTATCCACCTTTAAGCGGTGTATAGCCCATTTAAGTTGTGCATAACAACTATCACGCAACGTTCGTTCAACCTTGCGAACCACTAACCAATTAATATGAGGGTTTTCGATAATTTCGGTTATAACCTTTAATGATTGAGTTGACGACTTCTTACTCGCACGGCTTCCCTTAACAGCTTTATACCGTCCTTTAAACCGCCAAAACGCACCATAATGCTTGCCTACGATACTAGGTAGATGAACAAGTACTTGATTATCCTTAATCTTCAATTTCATCACCGCCTACAATAATAGGAACGAGCGTTTTATTTTCCTCGTTTTGTTGTTTAATAGTCGCAACTTCATTTTTAAGTTTAGCGATACGAGCTTTTTGTTCTTCCGTTGCCAATTCGCTTTTGCATAGGTCGTCATATTGCTTGATTAATCTTGCCAGCGTGTCCATCGCCCTTGATTGTGCTTTAAGGAACTTCTCCATACGAATATCTGCTGTGATTGTGTCAACATGCTTTTCAATTCGTTTAGTGTTCCCAAACTGGTCGCTTTCCTCAACTGTTTGAGTAACACTTTCAATTTGTTTGTCAGCGTTTTCACTTTCGATGAACATTATTTTTTGTGCTCGTATGATGGCAGCATATTTGATACAAATATTCCCCCATAGTATTTCTATAGGGGATATTGTTTCTATTTCTTCAATTACACCAATCATATCGAGTGGCAAGTATTTGGCAAAAAGACCATGTTTTAAAGCGTTTTGACTTCCAACAGGTGGGCCTCCACTATTGCCCATGGCATTTTTATTACCAAACGGAGCACCTATTTTCTTTTTCGGTTTAGGTTTAGTCTTAGCACGCTTCCAACCGTATCGCTTCCGCCAAGATTTAACTGTTTCGATTGATACACCGTATTTTTCGGCTATGTCTTTATAGGGCAGGAACTTTTTATAGTCCTTCTCGGCTGCTTCATAGTTTTTCACATACTCACCACCTCCCACCGAATATCTACTTTAGAATTTCGTTGCTTTTATGTTTTAGCTTGCCATGACTTCTAACACAAAGACCACCTTTCGGCTTGCGTGCGTGGCCGTATGTTATGTACGACTGGCATAAGCCGTCATACTCAATGACTTCGGCTGTACACTTGCCTTTCTTGTTGTTTAAGCATTTATGCTTAATGCAGTCAACAACTGTCATTTCAAGCCGTTCATAAATTCACGAGTTAAGTCATAATCACTTGTGAATTTACCTTTTTTCGTTGTTGTTGTCGTACTAGAACCGCGAGATTTAACACCGCGAGCCGTTACGCAACTATGTTTCGATGTAATGTGTACGATTACATCATCACTGCCAGTCGCAATAGAAATAACTTCCGCAATGTCCTCGCCTATCTTTTCTTGTAGTTGTAATCGCTTACAGCACATTTCAGCTATACGAGGAATTTTAGACAAGCCAATAACACGGCCATTAGGGATATATCCTACACTAATATTCATGTCATACATCAACGCTAAATGATGTTCACACATAGAAAAGGCTTCAATATCCTTAACAATTACCATTTGAGTTGTATCCACTTCAAAGGACTTGCCAAACATTTTAGCGATTTCCTCGTTTGTGTAGTTCATGCCTTCTAGCATTTCTAAATACATTTTGGCAGCACGTTTAGGCGTTTCAACAATGCCTTCACGTTCTAAATTTTCACCAAGCCCTGTTAATAGGAGCTTGATAGCATTTTCAATCGTTTCCTGGTTCATGCTTACACTCCTTTCATTTCAGGCGGCCATATAAATTTATGAATTTGTAGTTGTAGTCGTACACCTTGTAGGTTATACGTTTTCATATAATCAACAATGTCTCTAGGTTCAATCTTTCCAAATACTGGTGATACATAAACCTGTGCTTTAAAGTCGTTGTCCTCGATTAATTTACGCATACGATTTAAATCTTCTAGGCTACCAACTACAAACTTAATGACGTCGCACTCTTCCAAGTCCTGTAACGCTTCGCCGTTGTTCATGAACTCCTCTTGCTTAGAAGAAGGGCACTTGTAGTCAACTGTGAACATAAGATTTTGATATTCACCATATAACGGAACAGGGTTTATACTGCCGTTTGTTTCGATGTTAACAAAATACTTGTTCATAGCGTTTAGTAATTCCGTTAAGTCTTGCAATAATGGTTCGCCACCGGTGATAGTTACATTCACATCTCCATAGCCATCGACTACTTGCATAATTTCATCAACAGTCATTTCAGTTCCACCAGTAAAGCTATATTCTGTATCGCAGTAGGAACAGCGCAAGTTACATTCTGCTAGTCGAATAAAAGTACATAGTTCACCAGCTCGTGTGCCTTCACCTTCGATACTGCTAAAAATTTCAATCACGTTCATAAATAGCAATATTCCCTTCGCTTTCTTGTACAGATACTTTATAACAGCATTTACCTAACTGGTCGCATATCCATTTAGCCATATTTTCTGCAGTTGGGTTTAACTCGCCTACTACGTCATTAATATGGTTATGGTCTAAGCGGTCATGAATAGCACGTTTAATATGTGTAAAGTCCATAATCATTCCATTAGCGTTCACTTCTTCGCTTTTCATAAAGACTGTTACTATCCAGTTATGGCCATGTAGGTTACGGCACTTACTTTCATAATCGAGTTTAAGCTGATGTGAACCAGCAATCTCCATTCGTTTCGTTACATAATACATTTTGTTTACTCCTTCATAGTTGGGTCATTAAGGCCGTTAATTTTAAAAGCATTAATTCTGTCGATACAAGTACCACACTTACCACAAGGCTTTTCTCCGCCTTTATAACAACTCCATGTGAGTTCATAAGGAACGCCAAGAGATAATCCTTTTTCTACAATTTGTGCTTTATTAAAATTTACGAACGGACTTTTAATTTCAACTTTATTGTAGGTACCAAGTTTAATAGCCTCGCCAATAGCGTTTACAAACTGCAAAGAGCAATCTGCATAAGCGTTACCAGCTGCATCATCTGCATGATTTCCTAAGTAGATATACACTTTATCGTCTTCCGCTACACTCATTCCAATAGTAGCAGCAATAGACAATAATAAGCCGTTTCTAAAAGGAACATACGTTTCTAAAATATCATCTTCCTTTTTGGCTTTTAATTGTTCGTCATAACTCCCCTCTTTAACTTCTTTTGTTGAACGTGTTAAAAGAGAGCAATTAGAATAAGCCAAGAACTGTTTAATATCGAACAATTTATGACTTACACCGTAATAATCAGCCACATTCTCTGCAGCTTTTAGTTCTTTATCATGTTTTTGTCCGTAAAAAAAAGACAAAGATAAAACATTATCTTTGCCAAATTGATTTACAGCTAACGCAAGAGCGGTTGTGCTGTCTACACCACCGCTCGATAAAACAATAGCTTTATTCATATATTCTCCTTACAGATATATTTCAGCGTACTTTTGAAATTGTAACCAGGCTTGTAAGTTAATTTTATCCACTTCGTGATAATCTTTAACTCGTTTACCATCAGGTCTTTTTTT